AATTTTAACCCAACGAGTACCGTCATATCGAAATAGCCTATTAGGCAGATAATCTGTTCGTAAATAATAATCACCTTTATCTATGCCCGAAAGTGGAAATGATGTACCATGTCCTGCTACGTAACCATTAGGCGGTATACCGTCACCATCTATATAAAATCCATAGTGTGACGAGGCCGGTGTGTCTAGTACAGCATTAATTGATTCATCGGAACTTGCCTGACCTTCAGATACACCTTCTTTTCTAATATTGCCTCTTTCGTCTATAGGAGTAACATAATATTGTTTGTAATTAAATCCGGATTTTGGAGCATCTGCTTCTGCCTGCGATACTATTTGAGTATTAATTTCTTTTTCTCTATTGTAAGTACTCATATACGAAGATAATGTATTTCCTGTATCTCCAACTTGTTTATCTAGTATGTCTCTAAATTCTTGAGAGTCTACTAACGATTTCAGTTTCAATCGTAAAAGGTGCGGCCACCAAGTTTGTGAAAATCCTTCGGCCGATCTGTTAACATCTTCTACAACATAAAATCTTTTTAGTGCGATAGGTATATTTTCGTCTAATGAAAAGTCGTCTTTCATGTGAGGTAACTCAATAACATCGCCTGACATAATTTTTCTTCCAACTCTTTCTACTGTATCATTTAAATGTACAGTCATAAACACCGTGTCATTTTGTAAGAACATACCAAACTGTGATAAATTAAAATCAACATCTTGTACATTGTATATTCCTCTAATAATATACACATCATCTGAGTACTTTCGATCTCTATTCTCTAAAAATAAAAGGTCTTGAATAGTTCTTTCGTTTAAACTATCCCCGGAATATTGCGGCTGAGATGGTGATGCTTCACCGTCCTTGTTTGTAGCACCTTGATCATACGTTCCTTGATATTTGTGTAGGAAGATATCAGTACCTCCCACAGTAAACATCTCTTTAATATTCTTATCAAAGAATTTATAATCATTTCCTTTTTCAGGCTTGTAAAGTGACAATCTTGGCATATTACACATATTTATAGTATTTGTCTTAACGGTAAATATGTATATGTCAGAACTACAAACAGGACAGCAAGAAATATTCGATTACGTCAAAACTAACCTAGGTGATGGTATGATCGACGTTGAATTAGACCCTAAACACTACCAAACGGCGCTGGAAAGAGCAGTTAACAGATATCGTCAACGATCATCGAATGCTACTGAAGAATCTTATAATTTTTTAGAACTTAAAAAGAATCAAAACAAATATATTTTGCCCGACGAAATTATCAACGTAAGACAAGTAGGAAGAAGAAGTGTTGGATCGAGGACTGAAGGTGGCGAAGGTGGAACATTATTTGAACCATTCAACCTTGCATACACAAACACATACCTTTTGAAAGCAGGAGCAACTGGCGGACTTGCTACATACTATGCTTTTGCATCGTACCAAGAATTAGTTGGTAAGATGTTTGGATCATTTATTCAACACCATTACGATAATGCAACAAAAACTTTAACAATAACACAAAGACCTAGAGCCGACAACGAAACTGTTATTTTACATACTGATAACTTTAGACCCGACATAACACTGTTTAAAGATATATATTCTAAACCTTGGATCAGAGATTACGCACTTGCAGTATCTAAACTTATGTTAGGAGAAGCAAGAGGAAAATTTAATACCATTGCAGGACCGCAAGGTGGCACAACACTTAATGGCGAATCGTTAAAGAACGAAGGCCAGGCCGAAATGGAACGTCTTGACAACGAGATTAACAATTATCAAGAAGGTGGCACACCGTTTAGTTTTGTTATTGGTTAAACATCTACTATCATATAATTCTTCCTCCATACAGATTAAATAATCGTATACATTAGGCACACGAAAGGCATAAATTATGGCAAAAAATAAAAACTTCTCAAAACTATCTAACTTATCTTTTAGACAACTTAAACAATTAACGATTGCGTTTGAAGTTCTACTTAAAGCAGGACCTAGTTGGAAAATTACATATCATTTATTAAATTCGGTAAAAGAACTTAAAAAAGAACTTGAAAAAAGAATAAAAAACCTATAATATAAATCTATGCTTATAGGTTTAGTTGGTTTAATAGGTTCTGGCAAAGACACTGTTGCCTCACGTTTGGCCAAAAAACACAATTTTAAAAGAGATTCGTTTGCAAAATCATTAAAAGATGCTGTAAGTAATATATTTGGATGGGACAGAATTCTCCTAGAAGGAGATACTAAAGAATCTCGAGAATGGAGAGAACAACCAGATAAATTCTGGAGCGATCGATTTGGAAAGTCTGTAACTCCTAGATGGATTTTACAGTATTTTGGTACTGAAGTTTGTCGAGGTGGAATGTTAGATTCGTTGTGGGTAGACAGTCTTGTTTCTCGATATAAGGGTGAGAATACAGTAATCAGCGATACCCGATTTGAAAACGAAATTCGCATTATTAGACAAAACGGTGGAAAAATTGTTTTAGTAAAAAGAAGTGAAATACCTAGTAGAGAAGAAATGAAGGCTTCTGGGGCTCATAAATCAGAATGGGACTGGATTGGCAGTAAATTTGATTATATTATTGATAATAATTCAACATTTGAAAATTTAGAGAACAATGTTGATCGGATGATTAAGCATCTGCTTCTAGATCCCCAATAATCCACCCTAAATTTTGTGTGCTTTTCAAACGCTGGCAATTAGCACATATTGTTTTTAAATTGTAGACACTGACGTTATTTCTATTCCCGTCCACATGATATACATTTAATTGTTCTTTGATAACCGCAACAAATCCACACAATTCACACTTATCTTTTTTTTTATACCCAGAAGACTGCCATTTGGCATTAACTCCTGTTTTTTTATTTTTAGTTTTACGTATACAAGAATCACAGGTACTACGCCAGTATATTTTATTGTCTTTTTTATAGGCATATGCTCTGGGATTTGTTTGACAGTGTTTGCATAGTGGTCTTTTCATATGTTGTATTTACGTACCCTATATAGGTACCAGATTATACAGAATTATACCGCATTTTAATATAAACGCAATAAATACATCTAGTTATTACTTGCAAGGAGAAATATATAATGGCATTAACATCACCAGGAGTAGAAGTTTCAGTTATAGACGAAAGTTTTTACGTACCATCAGACGCTGGTACAACACCTTTATTAATAGTTACATCGGCACAAAACAAATTAAACGGAGCTCAATCAGGAACAGCGGCAGGAACAACAACTGCTAACGCAAATCAAGTTTATCTGATTTCGTCACAAAGAGAATTAACAGAAACATTCGGAGATCCATCTTTTTACAAAGACGCTTCGGGAAACCCAATCAATGGATATGAATTGAATGAATGGGGCCTACAAGCGGCATATTCATTTTTAGGACTTGCCAACAGAGCATTTGTGTTGAGAGCAAACATTGACCTATCTGAATTAATTGGATCAGCAACTGCTCCTTCGGCTTCACCAACAGACGGCACTTACTGGTTAGACCTTGCATCATCAGTATACGGCATATTTCAATGGTCATCAACAAATCAAGCATTTACAACAATTATTCCAAAGTTAATAACATCAAGTAGCAACCTAGTAGGAAATACTTCAACTGGTGCTCCAAAAACTAGTTTTGGATCAAAAGGTGATTATGCTGTAAACACTACCCACGTAACAAATAAAATGTATTACAAAAACGATTCTAATGCATGGGTACAACTTGGAAGTTCAGCGTGGCACAACAGTCACCCGACAATCGAAGGTACAGTAACATCAGGAGATATTACTTCTGGTCATTCACTTAAAATAAACGGTGTTACGGTAGCGGCAACCGGCACTTCAAGATCTGGATACGCAACTGTAATTGACAATGCAGGTGTACCTGGTGTGAGCGCCGCAGTTGATGCCGTTACAGGTAAATTTGAAATTTACATTAACGGTTTAGCATATGGTGACTCAACAGAAGACAACAGTATCAGGATTGAAGCAGTTTCAGGAACACTACTAACTGATTTAGGAATCACAGCAGGCCTTTATAAAGGACCTGAATTCTTACAAGCATCACACACATCAAGACCAACTTGGAAGACTGCAGACGAAAACAGACCTAACGGTTCTGTTTGGTTCAAGACTACTACTCCAAACTCTGGTGCTGATATTTCAGTAAAATTATATAGTACAGCGTCAACATCGTTCTCAACAGTTGACTCTCCTCTTTATGCAACAAATCATTCAGCTATCTATAACATAGACCCAACAAGCGGTGGAACATCTATTTCCACAGGATCGTTGTATACTCAATACAATGTTACTGAACAAACGGTAGGAGGTCAATATGACATTACTCCGGCACTTGGTGATTTCCAAGTTTTCAGATTTGAAGGCGGAGAAACTATCATCCAATCTAAAACAACATCTGCAAGTTTTACAGCAAACGAGACATTCAAAGTTCAAGAATCATTAAAAAATCAAGAAGCATTAGACACTGCTAAAACAGTTACGATGATTTCCGGTGATGGTTCTACTCTAGGCGATGCCGAGGACTTTGTTACTGCGTTTACATCAGCAGGATTTACAAACCTAGAAGCATCAATAATTTCATCAGGAGATTACACAGGTGCTATTCAGATCAAACACAAACTAGGCGGTGAGTTCAGAATGTTTGAAACATCTGGAACACCATTAGCAGATGCTGGATTCTCAACTTCAACAGCTCATAGTTACGGAACTTATACAGCAAATTCAACAACTTTAATTGATAACTTATACGATACACCAGCAGGAGACACAGAAGACTCAACAACGCCTTCAACTATAATGGCTTCTAACTGGAAAAGATTATCTTACAGTGCATCGTTAAATACTCCAACTGCTGAGCCAACAGATGGCACAGTTTGGTACAATACAAACTTAGAAACAGACATTATGGCTCATAATGGAACTACTTGGGTTGGTTACAAAAATCTTTATAGTGCAACAGATCCAAATGGTCCACAATTTAGTGCCACTGAACCTAGTACACAATCAGATGGAACAGGTCTTGTAGCAAATGATTTATGGATTGATACTTCCGATTTAGAAAACTATCCAAAGATTTACAAATACGATACAACTGCTACTGTAAGTTCTACAAACACATCAAACGGTGTTGCTGTTACAACAACAACAGCGGCATGGGTGGCAGTAGATAATACAGATCAAACTACAGAAGACGGTATTGTTTTTGCAGATGCTAGATGGCATACAACAGTAGACAAAAATGCTAACGGAAATACTGGCACTGGTGTTGGATCATCAATCAAAGAACTTTTAAGCGATAACTTTATAGACCCGGATGCACCAAATCCTGCTCTATATCCACAATCAATCTTGTTGTTTAACACAAGAAGATCTGGGTACAACGTAAAAGAATACAAA